CGTCTGCTCGTCCTGCTCCAGCCCCTGATTGCCATCGAAGGCCGACGCGCGCGCCAGCGCGAACTGATAGCCCTGCTCCAGCGTGGTCGATGCGTTGAGCCCAACATCGCCGATCAACGGCGCAGCCATAATCTGTGCCAGCTTGGCGGCCAGCGCCTCGACGAAGTGGGGGGGCAGGCGCTCGGTGTCCGCCTCGGTCAGCCTGACCACGTAGATCAGGACAGCCTCGCCCAGGTTCGCGTCGATGCACGTCCCCTGCGTTCCCCATGCGGTGGCCCACCCGTAAAGCAGGCGCATCGATAGCGGCCACTCGTACCCGGCCCAAAAGGACAGCGACGGATTGGTCAGCAGGTCCTGACGCTGCACCAGCTTCCACAGGCGCAAGCAGTCGTTCGGATAGGAGTAGCGATAGCCCCAGCCCGGGGACGGCGCATCAACGTCCAACGCGGCGCTCTGCGACTTGGTCGCGAAGCCCCATGGGCGGTCGCTCAGGACTAGGTCAAGCGCATGCTGCCAGACGCGCACGGCGATAGTCGCCGCCTTGCTCTGGTCGGTGATCGCCGGGATCGTCTGCGACTGGGCCAGCTTGTACAGGCCCAGGTTGATGATGTCGGTCTGGGAGGCCACGGGTCACCCCGCGTCGGTGAAGATGCCGACGGCGACGCCCGAACTGTCGACGGTGTCCAGGGTGGCGACGTAGGTGCCCGGCCCCTCCAGGATCATCGAATTGTTGCCGCCAAAGCCCAGCGAGGCGACGGGAAGATTCGCCCCGCCCGTCTTGACGGCGACGGTCGCCTTGGCCTGCGAGGGGACACTTCCGGCGGCGACGTACAGGCCAACGGTGACGCGAGCGCCAGCCGCGACGGTAATGTCGGAACCGCTGGCCGGCGTAGTGGTGGTCGGTGCAAGGTTGGTGGCCGCAGCCATGGCGCGCTCCTAAAAAGGCCGCCCTGTCGGAAGGGAGCAGGGCGGCAACCGGGGATTACTTCGCTTTCGTTTCCTTGCCCGCATCGGCCTTGGCCGCGGCGTTGTCGCTGACCGGGATGCCGGCGCCTTCGGTCACGGTGTCCTCCGGCTTGCCGGGCTCGACCACGATGCCCGCCGGCTGGGGCTCGATGCCCTGCTCGCGCTTGCGCTCGGCAGCGGCCTCGGCCAGTTCGGAGGCTAGGCCAGGATTGGACGCAACCTTGGCCGCATCGGCCTCGGCGATGGGCTCCAGCCAGCGGCCCGGCTGGACGCCCGGCGGCAGGGTGATGACATCGCCGGCGCCGACGATGCCGAAGCCTGCGATGTAGTGGCGGGGCGCACCAGCGATGAGGACGAAGGGGCGACCCTCCAAGTCCTCGCGCTCGGTGCGGGTCTTGACTTTCGGTTGCTGCGGCAGACGTGCCATTGCGTTCTCCAGGTGAAGGGAAGGGCGGGCCGAAGCCCGCCCCACCTATTACTTCCAGGTCGGGTTGTTGGCCGTGAAGGCGCGCCAGTACTGCGGATCACGGGTCAGGAACGCCGAGAACGTACCGGCCGTCAGCGGGCCCGAGGCGATCGTGTACTGCACGCCCAGGTAGCGCTCGTATTCGCCCAGCGGAAGCGGCGCCGCGATCAGCACGCGGTTGGCGAACGCGAAGCTGGCGAAGGCCAGCACACCAGTGTCGATGTGCGTGGTCGCCGAGGTGGCCAGGTTGGCGGTGGAGTCCGACACGAGCTGGGCGCGGAACGTGGCGTCCGAACCGGTGTCGACGGGCAGGGTGCCGGTCTTCAGGACGAAGTAGATGGCGTCCGGGCCACCGATGTTGCGGACGATGGAATCGTCGCCCAGGTCGATGGTGTCCGAGATGCCCGTGGCAGTCAGCGCCACGTTGTCGGTGAAGACGTTCAGTTGATCGAGGATGGACATGTGCGGGTTCCTTGTGAGAGTTGAAGGAGAGGGCGCTACCGGTTAGGTAACGCGCGACTCGTTCAGGAGGATGGAATCCATGCGACGCACGGGCACGCTGTCGAAGGCGGTGACCATCTCGCCGGCCACTTCCTTCATGTTCAGCCAGACGTTCGCCTTGTTGGTGATCTGCAGGCGCAGGTACGACCGGATCTTGCGCGGCACGTAGAACACCGGGTTCAGGCCGTCGGTGTTGTTCAGGCCTTCCAGTGCCAGCGTCATCAGCTCGATCAGCTTGGCGCCCGTCGCTGCGTTGGTCGTCAGGCTCGACAGGTCGATATTGGCGATGCGGACCACGTTGCGGTAGTCGTACACGGCCAGGCCGGCGTCCAGCTCGAACCAGTCGCGCAGGGCCGGGTACTGGCCACCGCTGCCGTCGGAAACGAGCTCTTCGCCCATATCCTTGTGCACGATGCCGGCTTGGCTGCCCTTCGGGTAGATGCCCATCACCGACTTGTTGCCCCAGCCGATGAGGTAGATCGAAGTCAGGTCGGTGTCGTTGCCGCCGGCGTCGATGATCTGTTCCTTGACCAACGAGGTGCCAGCCAGCGAGGCGAAGCGCGGGGCGATGCCCAGGAACTCCTCGGGGGTGACGCTCGGGTCGCCGTACAGCATGGACTGGAAGAAGCGCTGACCCATCGACTCGATGTGGCCCTCGTTCTCGTTCATGCGGAACTGCGCCTTGTCGCCGGCCAGTTCGACCAGCTTGCTATCCACCTGGCCCAGGCCGGCGAACAGACCGGTCGATTCCAGGATGGTGCCGTACTGGCTCTTGGTCGGCGCCACGCCCTTGTTGATGCGGCGCAGGGCGGTGGCCGGCAGGTCCTGGCGTGCGGACATGCGGTGGCCGGCGGCGGTGTTGGCTTCCTCGAACGGAATGTCGTTCAGGGCCGGGTTCTTCTTGTGCAGCAGTTCAGCGATCGGCAGCGGCTTGCCGTCGGCGGTGAACTGGGTGGAAACGTCCAGCAGGGTGGGCTGGCCATTGGCGAGGACTGCCATGATGATTCTCCAGAAAGGTCAGGGAAGGTGTGCGTTACATGTTGGGGTACATGCGGCTGGCCAGCGGCTTGTCACCACCACCACCGCGCCCGCCGCCGACGCCGTCCATGCCGCCCTCGCGGAACTTGGAGCCGAAGAAGTCCAGCATCTTGAGCATCGCCGGATGGTTGCCCCATCCCTGCTGCTCCATTGCGTTGACCACTTCCGGATCCTGCACCAGCGAGGCGGCGAAGGCCGCATTGGCCACAGCCTGGTCGAACCTTTCGCCCAGTTGCGTGCGTGCTTCAGTGCCCCATTGCTCGATCTGCTGCGCGCGGGCTTCCCCGAGTAGGACGTTGCGGGCCTCGGCGTTCTCGGAATCCGCCTTCACGTACAGGTCGATCAGCTCTTGAGCCTTGCCCTGCGGAAGGTTGAGTTCCTTGAACTTCTCCACGGCCATCTCCAGCCGCTCGCCTTCCAGCGTATAGCCGTCCGGGAGGGTGAAGGCCTCGTACTGCTCCGGTGCGCCGTCCGATTCGGCAGGATCCTTGTCCTCGGTGGACTCGGTCTTGTCCTTGTCGGTTGCAGCCGCGTCGGTGCCACCCTTCTCCTGACCTTCGGTGCCTTCGGCCGCGGTGGGCTTCTGGTCCTGCGTCGTCGTGTCGGTGGCGGTTACAGCGTCGGCAGGGTTGGGATTGCTGCCTTCGGTGCTGTTCGTGTCCATCGTATACCTCGGTTTTCGTTCAGGTCAAACGGTTCAGTAATTGCCGTCTAGGTCTGCGATGGACTGCATGGCCTTCTCGTACTCGCGCCGCATCGGCAACTCCTTCTCCGGACAGGCCGCGCGAATGGCGTTGATCCACCACTTCGCCGCATCCTGCTTGCCGATCGCGTGGGACTGCGTCATGGCATTGGGCGAAAACGGACTGGTGTCGATGTCGATCTGCGCGATGAAGTGGCTGACCACCAACCGGTTGTCGACCACGTCCAGCATGGACTTGATCCGCTTGCGCATCTCGGCGTCGAAGGTCTGCGCCGCCTGCGAAACCAGCCGCGCCTTGCGGTCCTTCTCGCCTCGGTCAAGGTCGTATGCCATCAGGCCCCCATCACGGCGCCGATCTGGTCAGCCGCCGAGTTCTCAGCGGGGACCGTCTCGGCCAGGTTCTTGTAGGCAGCGGTGGCATCCAGCGCCGGCTTGGCCATGGCCGCCATCTGCTGCATCTGCGCCTGCTGCGCGCGCCCGGCGCGGATCTGCTGCACGGACTCGTCGCTGCGCACGATCTTCGGCGGGATGTTGAGCCGGGTGGCGTACTCGTCGGCGGCCTGGTCGGCATCCCACTTGTCCAGCACGGCCGGGTCTTGCGTGGCTTGGAACTGCGCTGCCACGAACTGGAACGCGCGCTCGATGCCTCCCACGGCCGATGCCTTCATGGCCTGCGCCAGGATGCTGGTGTACTCGATCTTGAGCGGCTTGTTGGTCAGCGCCTCGGGCAACGGCGGGAGCATCTGCCGGCGCTCCAGGATGCGGAACACGCGCAGGATGATCGGATCCAGACCCTCGTCGGTGATGCTCTCCACTGTCGGGCCCAGCACGGTGGCACGCTCGTCCCGGCGCTCGGCGATCTCGGTCGCGGTGCGCTCCCGGTCGTCCAGGCTGGCCAGCATCAGGAACAGGGGGTAGAACAGGGTCTCGCGGATGCGGCCCTCCAACTCCCGGATCTCGGTGGTGACCACCGTGTAAGCGTTGGCATTCGGCGTGTACAGCGCGCCGGCCGTCTGCCCGACCTGCGATGCCGGCAGGTACGTCTTCGACCGCGGCGCCAGGCTGGCTGGCTGGTTGCGCAGATGCTCCGGGATGCCCATGGGCGGCTCGGCCATCAGGTCGCCCAGCTTCAGCTTCTGGCCCTCGTTGTACTGCAGTTGCTTGATGTCGCCCAGCGCGTCGATGCAGGGGCTGGTGGAGTAAACGTCGTCGCCCACCGGACTGAACCGGAAGGCCACGAACGGCTGCTCGTAGTACCCGTTGACCTTCAGGCAGCCAATGCCCTTGGCGCTGCCGGCGGACATCCAGATCATCTCGCGCCACGGCCGGAACTTCGGCAATTGCAGGCCCAGCGGACCCATGCCCGGCTTCTCGTCCGGGTTGCGCTCGATCAGCGCGTGCAGGGTGAAATAGGTGTCCGGCTTGTTGTTGGTCAGCGCCTGCTTGACGTTGTCAGGCAGCACATCCTCGCCGTACTCCTGCTTGATCTGCCGCGCCGTCTTGCGGAACCACCGGTACAGCGTGTCGACCTCGCCGAACTCGTTCAGCCCAATGGCGAACGTGCCATAGGTCAGCGTGTGGAAGGTGACGATCTCGTCCGGATGCTCGGGCATCAGCATCGCGGCGATGCCGAACATCACATCCTCGGTGTAGGCCATGGGAATGGCCTTGTAGAAGTTCGACTTGGCCAGCGTGTCACGGAGCTGGTCGGTGACCTCGCCGGACCACACGCGCACGTCGTACTGGTCGCGCAGGCCAGGCTCCGAGGCGTCCACCTGGAACCACGGCCGCGACTTGCTGGTCATGTGCGAGGAGAAGCCGGCCGCCGCCACGCGCACGCAGGTCGTGGCCGTGCTGTTGATGATGTCCTTGCGGCTGCGCTTGCTCGGCGTCTGCGCCGTGGTCTGGCTGCTGTTCTCGGTGTCCCAGCGGCCACGCGCAGGGTCGACGTAGCGGGCCACCTGCTGGCAGTCGGTCTTCCACTGCTCCAGTTCCATCTGTAGCGCGTTCTTCCGCGACTCGGCGTACCGGCGCAGCTTGTAGGTCTCGGACTCCCCGTTCGTCTTGACCGGGATCCTGCCAGGCATTGCCTGCGCCATTTCCATGCTCAGACCCCTACCGTGGAGCCGTTGTTCGGGCGGAAGTTGCCGTTGATGTTCTGCCAGCCGAGGATCGTGCCCGGGTTGGCCGGCATGTTCTCGCGTTTGACCGCCGCGTGTTCCTTACGAATGCGGCCCGTCGGGTCACCGATAGCGGTCTTGGTCAGGCCAAACGGGTCGGCGTACTTGCTGGTCTTCGGGTTGAAGAGCAGGTTTCCTGGGTCGATGATCTGGCGCGAGCTGCACATTTTCAGGTCCCCAAGGCCATCTTCGTGGGCATGGTCGGCGGCTGTCCTGCGCCCATCGCCCCGGCCAGGATGGTCTGCTGCCGGCCGTAGGCGCCGCGGCGGCGGCGCAGCGACTCACGCTGGGCGCCGATCACCTCGTCGTCGATCGACGTTGGCATGGCCACGGGGGCGTTGGGGATGGGGGCGGGCGATTTTG